TATCAGAATCAGAATGGTTACAACTATTAAATAAACACTTAAATAAAACAACAATGAAAAAAGTAGTATTTACAAAAGAAGAAATTTCAATCGATGAATTAAACGATAGCCATTTGATTGGGGTGGAGTTTAACGATGGAGAAAAAGGACAATTAATTAAAATATCAAGTTCTTACTGTATTTTTAGATTTAACAATTCGGTTTCAAATGGATTTGCGACTAGAACAAATTTAAAAGCAGTACTAAGTCTTTACGAGGGACAAATTAAACAAGTCTACGTTTTCGACGACATACCCGAATTTAAACAATGGCTTTTAAAATAAACAACTATGTACAAAGTAAAAGTAAAAGAAACCCGCCAAAAATTCAAACCTAAACTAACTGCGGTTGCTTTAGCTGAATTAATAAACGAAACCCCTCAGTCAATATACGACTTAGAAAATAAGTTCAACAAATCGCTTCAAAATCATTTGACTGTTATATTCTCAGACGAAAAAAGTATGTTAATGACGTTTAAAGCGTATTTACATATTAAAATTCGCCCCATAATTTTAATTGATAAGATTTGTAAAGAGTTGGGTTGTGAAATTTCGGATTTAATTATTAAAGTTAAAAAATAGAATTATGACACTAATAGAAAGGCAAAAACAATTTCACGTTGAATTATGCGAACTTCTAAAAAAATATAAAGCTGAAATTACTTTAGAAGATTTTGGACGAGCCTATATGCGTGATGAAAAAATAGTAGTAACTTTTGGTTATGATGAAAGTTTACACGAAGAAAACGGAAGTGGAATTATACCTGATTTAGTATTAGGAACTTTTGTTAGTTAAACCCCAATAAAACCAACGAATTAACTTGCTAAAACCCCTCGCTTTGTGTCAGTGGCGGTTTAAAAAAGACTGACTTTCTTATTAATTACTAAACATACAAAAATGCAAGAATCATTAAATTTAGAGCAAAATCCGCCATTGTACAAAACGAGTGTTATAACCAGTGCTTTGTCAATTGTTGGTTCAAGTCGAAAAAATGGAGATAGAGAAGAAAATGATTTTTATCCAACACCAAGCTATGCAGTAGAAGAACTTTTAAAACGAGAAGTTTTTAGCGGAAACATTTGGGAGTGTGCTTGTGGAGAAGGAGATATAAGCGAAGTTTTTAAAAACAAAGGGTTTAAAGTTATTAGTACAGATTTAATTAATAGAGGCTATGGAGAACAACTTGATTTTTTAAAAAGCGATTTAATAGCTGATAACATTGTAACAAATCCTCCTTATAAAATTTCAATTGACTTTGTATTAAAAGCAAAAATGCAAAGTAAAAGTAAAATAGCGATGTTTTTAAAAACTGTTTGGCTTGAAAGTGATGCTAGGTATGAAATGTTTCAAGACACAGAATTTCCATTAAAAACTGTTTATCAATTTAGCAAAAGAGTTTCTCTTTATAAAAATGGTAAAAAAATGAAAAATAGCGGAATGATTGCTTATGCTTGGTATGTTTGGGATAAAGATTATGTCGGAAAACCAACTATTGAATGGATACGCTAATAGCATTGGTTATAACAAATAATTTTAGTAAATTTATGTTAACTTAAAACAACTTAAAAATGAAACAAATTGCAACCGCTTTAGTAAAAGCACAATCTGAAATGGTAACACCTAAAAAAGCAAACGTTAATCCATTTTATAAAAACAAATACGCTGACATTAATTCAATTTTAGATGCGATAGTTCCAACGTTAAATGCAAACGGAATAGTTGTATTACAACCTCACGTTCACGTCGACGGTAAGAACTTTGTAAAAACTATTCTACTTCACGAAAGTGGCGAAAGTTTAGAGGGTTTTACAGAAATTATTTATAGTAAAACAAACGATGCACAAGCACAGGGAAGCGGAATAACTTACGCACGTCGTTATGGTTTACAATCTATGGTTTCGGTAGGTGCTGACGACGACGACGGGCAAGGCGCATCACAAACGCCACAACAACCAATGCAAACACCATTACTTGACACAATAGACGTTCCTAGATTAGAAGTGAAACTAAGAACTTCTACAACACTAGAAGATTTAGCTAAAATTTGGGGTGGTTTTACGGCTAAAGAAAAAGACGCTACACTTTCTATAAAAGAAGAAATGAAAGTCAAACTAACACCTAAAAAGTAATGGGAGTAACAAGTGAAATGATAATTAGGATGAAAGAAGAGGATTATTTCAAAATTCCATCAAAAATAAGAGAACAACATCTTTCATCTAAAATAGTATCGCCCGAGTTAAACGATTGGAACGAATTAATGCTAGATGAAACCTACGCTAAGCTTTACAAACAAAAAAAGTCGATTAGTAAAGATTTAGAACAACGAGCTTACGACTTACGAGAACAAAAAAGAAATAATAATTTAAACAAATAAAAAATGGAATTATCAGGAACAGTAAAAGTAATCGGAACAGAACAACAAGTTTCTCCGACATTTAAAAAACGCGAATTAGTAGTTACAACAGACGAACAATATCCACAATCAATTTTAATTGAATTTAACCAAGACAAATGCGATTTGTTAAACGGTTTACAACTTGGTCAAAATGTAACCGTAGGAATCAATTTAGGAGGGCGTGAATGGGTTAATCCACAAGGCGAAACAAAATACTTTAACTCAATCAAAGGTTGGCGAGTTGATAAAGGTAGCGCACAAGTACCAGCAAATAATGCAACGCCTTACCAACCCGCTACCGACTTTACAGAAGAAGAGCACGACGATTTACCTTTCTAATAAATGCACGAAATAGAAGTAATAAAATTTAACAAACAAAACACCCCAATAGCGAAAAAGACAATGACTTTAAACGAGTGGGATGTTTTCAACAAACGAAATGATTTATTTTACTACCGTGCTTTTCAAATCGGCTATGCACAATTCAAAGAATTAAATAACTTAAAATAATTAAAAATGGAAAAATTCGAGATTACAAAAGAAAGAATACAATTTTTAGCAAACCTTAAAGATATAGATGCGCTAAAATAAAACTTATTTAACTATTATCCCAATGCTTTTAAAGAAGAGTTGGAATTGAATAAGTGGTATAAACACGCATTAGGCTCTTTAGCTAATTTTCAAGGAGTTGATAAATCAAGTTATGGAATTTCTGTATTTAAAAAACATTTTTTAAATCAAGGTTGGTTTATAGATACAGATTTTGACAATTGGACTTTAGCCACCCCCGAAGAAGTACAAACCGCTTTAACCAAAGAAGCGATTAAAAGAGGGTATTTTAGAGGGGTTAAAGTTGTTGATATTTATAATGGAAAATCAGAAAAAGACACCGCTATAATTTCAAGTAATAAGTTTGATTGGGAAGAAATACCTTGTGGAGAAAAAATAGGTCAAATGGCTTTAAGAGATTCAAATGGAAGTATAATTTTTCACAACGGTCAATGGGCAACAATAATCAAACACCAAGAACTAACCCTCCAACAAATCGCTGATAACTCTAAAATTGATTTAAACGAGTTAGAAAAAATAATTAAAAAAAGCTTTGTAATTAAAAAATAAACATTACATTTGCATTAATCAAAACGAGGTGGAAATCGGTTTGATATCGGTTTCTGAAATTCGTTTTGACATTGAACAGAAAATCATAAACCCTAAAAGTTTGCTTCCACCTCGCAAATAGTTAGGGTTTTCTGTTTTTGTCTAAAATCTCGTTTTCGGAAAATCTTTAAACTTATTAAAAAATGAAGTGTTAACTTCGGGTTGCTCGATAGTAAGTACCAAACTAAAGCACAATGGTAGAGCGAACGTTTAAGCGTTTAAAGTGTGCGAAATGAGTTAACTTAAATAAAACTCATTATCTATTCGGTCGATGAAACTCAACGGAAGAAAGATAAAAATAGTACCCAATTGGATTCAGAAAAATAGTCAATTATATTTCTGTTTCTGTTGGGTTTACTATATCTACTAATCAATAAAATCTAACAAAAGAAAGTGAAATATAGTCAACAATTATTAACTATTGAATGGAAAAATAAAAGATTTGAAATACTAAAAAGAGACTGTTTTAAATGTCAAAATTGTAATTCAAAATCTAATTTACAAGTCCATCATAAAAGATACATTAAAGGCAGAAATGCTTGGGATTATCCAAATAGCTTTTTAATAACTGTATGCGATAAATGCCACGAATTAATTCACAAAAAATCAAAGATTGAGATTATTAAAGATAGACGTAAAAAACCGACCGTTAAAAAAATAAGTAAAAAACAATTAAAATATCAAATGCTATATCCTAATTTTTATAAATACCTTACAGAAAGAAAAATGTAGCATAATAGCATAGCTTTATTTAAACTTAACAAAAAAACAATAAAAATGAAAATTACAGAAAAAACAACAAAAATTTGGCATGGAAATTATAAAGGTGTTTCATTTGAAATTAATAATTTTAAAACGCCTAAAAATCAATTTAATGATTATGAAAAAGACAATTGGACTTACTATTTAATTTTACATTTAAATAGAATACCAGAAGAAAACAAACCAAATAGTTTGTGGTTAAAGGCAAAGCCAGATGAAAAAGGACGTGTTTTTTATTCGTATTATAACAACTTTATAATAAACAATTTAGAATTTCATGGAGGTTGTACTTGGTACTCTAAAGAAAAAGGTTTTGATGGAGAAAATAAGGTAATTAAAATTGGATGCGATTATCAACACTATTGGGATGAGAATAGAGAGTATGATTTAGAATATGTTAAGAACGACGTAATTAACACAATTGAATCTTTTTTAAAACACGTTCCTGATTATAAATATTGGTGTTGCGGTAACGGGAAATTATATTCATTAAAAGACGGAATTGTAAAAGACGGTACTTTTTATAGTAAAGAATATTACGGGGATAAAGATTGGTTTATTAAATTAGAATCAATGTTATAATTAACTTATGGGAGCATTAAAAATAGTAATCGATGAAGAATTGAAAGAGCCTAAATTTAACTACAAAGCTGAACTATTAAAGTTAGTTCCTAATTCTGATATTGTAGATGATTATATCGCAGTTGGTAAAACAATGAAAAGAACACCAACAAAAACGGGATTAAATCTATTTAAAAAAGAATGTGAAACTCACGGTTTAAGTTACGAATTAGCAATGGTAATTGTAATCGATAAAGGGTGGCGTGGTTTTAATTATCTTTGGTTAAAAGAAGAAGATTTAATAAAGTACAACATTAAAAAAACAGAGGTTAAAAAACCTAAAGAAAAACCAATAACTATGAACGATATTAAAAACAGTCAACCGAGTAAAGATGAAATCATCTACAACGACAAAAAACGTATCAATGAAGCATATATAGAGTATATGGATAACTTGAACGTCCCTGACTTACCAAGCGTTAGATTTGATAGTTTAGTTGAATACGGGTGCATTAAATTAGCTTCGGAATCAACGCCAAATTTAGTTAACTATTACAAAGGTAAAAAAGAAATTGCAATAGCTTTTTTAAAGAAAAAATACGACATTTCAAAAGCGGTTACACGTGATGAAAGACGTACTTGGGAAAATATAAACGTTATGTTAGATAGTGAAAAATATCCCGAAATCGTAACTAAAACCAAAGAACTTGTTTTGCTAGATTATTTAGACCGACAAATTAAAGATGGTAAAATGCAAATCTTTGAATTATGAAACAGTTAACCGCAAATTACATACTTAGATTTTTAGCAAACGAATACGATGTTAATTACTTCGAGTTATCAAATAAAAGCCGTAAGAGTAATTTAGTAAGAGTTAGATTTTTATACTTTTACTTAAGCCGTGTTTTAACTATTCAATCATTGGCAGATATTGGAGCAGAAGTTAAGAGAGACCACGCAACGGCTATTTATGGCTTTCAAAAGATACAAAACGAAATTGACATCTATCCCGATTTAAAAGCTGAAATAAACGCTTTAAAACTCAAATTAAACCCACCTAATAAAATGATAATTGAAGATATAAACTTGTTGCAATTAACTCAAAATTACACAAGTTCATTTATTTAATTGATTAACACAAAACAATAACATTAACTTAAATTAAAAATTATGAAAACAACAATTTACAACGTTTATGTTCCAATAACTTCTCAGGAGCAAGCAGATAGAATGAAGCAATTATGTATTGATAACGGTTTGCCTATTTGGGAAGATATAATTGGCTTTGAATATTGGGAGAGTGAAGGGAATAATTTTTTTTATTACAATAGCGAAGAGTTTTCAATAGGTGTATTTAAAGATAATTTTGTTATAAATAAAGAAATTTTAACTGAGAAACAATTTATAGATTTAACCAAAAACCAATAGAAAAATGAAAACAATTAAATCAAAAGTAAAAGACGTATTAACTAGTTACGCAAATTGTCGTGATAACAACCAAGAACTTTACAGAATGTATTTAACACTACATACTAAAATGTCAGTAGCTAATTACTACTATGAAATCGCAAACGCAATTGACAAGGGAATTATTGCAAGTCAGGCAACCGTTGAAAGATTTAGCCGAATTATTCAGAATGAAACGCCAAGTTTAAGAGGCGAAAATTGGGAGTATAGAAAGCATATTCAGAGTAAAAAAGTTCAGAAAGATTTAGGATATACCGTTAAAAATTAGTAAATTAGAGTTATGAAAACATTTTTAACATCATTCTTGCAAGTAGGCTGTGTAGCTATAAATACTTACTTTATAACACAACTTAATTGGATTGGTATTTTTATAGCGTCTTTCACTATTTCGTTATTGTGGGCGTTTAATGTATCAAAAATAAGTGTATCAACAACAAATCAAAAATTAACCTATGCTTTAGGTGCTGGATGCGGTGCTATTTGTGGATTGGGTTTAGTAAAAATATTTTTATGAATGTAACAGATAAAATAACAATTACAAACGAGGACAATATGTTATTGATGGCTCGTTATCCTGATAATTATTTTGACTTGGCTATTGTTGACCCTCCGTATGGGATAAAACAAGATGGTAAAAGCAATCATTCTAGAAAAGGAAAAGCAAAACCAAGATTATACGAGGATAAAAATTGGGATAGAGAAATACCTAGTGAACGTTATTTTGAGGAATTAATTAGGGTTTCTAAAAACCAAATTATATTCGGAGGAAATTATTTTGTAGAATTTCTTAAGCCCTCTATGTGTTGGATTTTTTGGAAAAAAAACATTTCAGCATCTTTTTCCGAAGGTGAATTTTGTTATACCTCTTTCAAAACTAGGGCTAGGTGTTTTGAATATACCTGGAATGGATTTAGACAAGGTCCTACTAATCAATCTATTCAAAAAAGAATCCATCCAACCGAAAAACCATTTGAAATTTATAAATTTTTATTAAATGATTACGCCAAACCAAACCACAAAATCCTTGACACACATCTCGGTAGCGGTTCAATTGCAATAGCTTGCCACGATTACGGATTTGAATTAACTGCTTGTGAACTAGACAAAGATTATTTCGACAAAGCAATTCAAAGAATACAAAACCACGTAGCACAACAAAAACTTTTTTAAATGCGTATATTAGTAATTAAAACAATAAACCAATTAATCAAACCCGAAAATGAAAATCCAAATCAGAAGTAATATTGAGAAAGGTTTAATTAAACGAAATCGAAATTTAGTTTTAGAAGCTATTAAATACTTCGATGGTAAAGATGTTTTAATAACTTTTGAAAAGCCAAAGAAAACGAGGTCGAACCCTCAAAACTCATATTATTGGGGTGTAGTTATTCCTTTAATTCAAAAAGGATTGTTGGATGCAACCGCAGAATTAAGAAACGCAGAAAGCATACACTACAAAATTCTACTTCCTTTGTTTGCACCCGAAAAGGAAATCATAAACAAAGACACGGGTGAAAGTTGTTTTGAAAAGCAAACGAGTTCGGATTTAACAACAACACAATTTTGTGAGTACATTATGGAAATTCAAAAGTGGGGAGCAGAATTTTTAGGAATAGACATACCAAGTCCGAACGAGGAAATAATGTTAGATTTTAAAGAATAAAATTTATGATAACAATTTTAAAATGCGATACTTGTCCTTATTTAGAAAACACATCTTGTTGTTGGATTAAATGCGATTTTAAGAACGATAAAGCTAAAAAGGTAAAAGAGCCTACTAAAATTAAAAAAGTTAGTAAGAAGCGAAATTTAGAAAACATACTTTACAATTCGGAACGTATTAAGTTTTTACAATTGCCTGAGAATAAAATTTGTCCGATAACAAAAGAACCGACAACGGACGTACACCACAAAAAAGGACGTATAGGTAGCTTATTACTTGATACAAAATATTGGGTTGCATTAAGTCGAAGCGGTCACAGATTTGTAGAAGAAAATCCAATTTGGGCGAAAGAAAACGGTTATTCACTAAACAGACTTTCGAATGATTAAAATTGACATTAAAGCGCTTTCAGTTAATGAGGCTTGGAAAGGTAAAAGATTTAAAACGGATGCTTACAATAAATACCAAAGAGCATTATTGTTGCTACTTCCAAAAGTTTACGAATTACCGCCACCTCCTTACGAGCTACATTTAGAGTTTGGTTTTAGTTCAAGTGCTTCGGATTGGGATAATCCAATAAAGCCATTTCAAGACGTTTTAGCCACGAAATATAATTTTAATGACAAACTTATCAAAAAAGGAATAGTAACCGTTAATCAAGTTAAAAAAGGCTTTGAGTACGTTAAATTCGATATAAAAAAATTTGAACCGAAAGATTAGAGTTAAGAAAGAAGTTTAATAATTTAATCGGGATTTATTTAGATTGAGTATAAATTGATATTGAATGTATTTTAATTAAATTTAATTATTATCTTTACAAAGAATTTAAAACTTACGGTTTGAGCGACCTTAAAAAACTCAAAAACACATATTATGAAAAAAGTAATTTTATTTTTTGTTTTATCATTTTCAATGATTGCAAACGGAGCGGTTAATGATTCTACAAGTGTAGATAATTTTCAAAAAACAGATAAGGCTTTATCTGAGATTGTAAAAAAAGCGTTGGTTGTAGCTGAAAAAACAGGAGAATTTGCTATCGAGCAAGCCCCATTGCTGTTAAAAGAATTTTACATGTGGCATATAACTAAAAATGTTTTAAGTCTGTCAATGTGGGTTGTATTTTTAATAGCAATATATATTATTTTAAAGAAGATTAAAAATTATAAAGAAGAAGAAAATTTAGATATGTCAGATGCAGAATATTTTTTTCCTATTGCTTTTTCCTATACTGGAGTTATTGTTTGTGTAATTTTTCTGTTTATTTCTATTTATGATTTAGTATTTATTTTAGTAGCTCCAAAACTTTATTTAATTGAATACTTTATAAAATAAATAACTATGCCACAAAAAAGACGTCCAAAAGCCACGCAAGATGCTTTATTAATTCAAGTAAAGCGATTAGATGGAACAACTAAATCAAAACAATTTCGAGTTGATAATTTAGACTTTGAAAAAATAGTTGATAGCGTAAAAGAAGTAATTAATTTAAAATAGAAAGTTATGGAAAGTAGAGAGATAAAGTTTAGAGCGTGGGAGGATAAATGTAAAATGAATTATTCGCCAAGAAACACGGTAATTGATGCCGATGTGAATTGTGAGTTTTACTTTGCTCAAACGGGTCAAAGCGATACTATTTTTATGCAATTTACTGGATTAAAAGATAAAAACGGAGTTGATATTTATGAGGGCGACGTGATAAGTCATTATAGCGGTAATAAAGTTATCCGATACGAATCTGATTATTGCGGTTTTAACATTTGCTATTACATTCACGAGTGTACTATTTTACAAAGTGATATTGAAGTTATCGGAAATATTTTTCAAAACCCCGAACTATTAAATAACTAACCCTATGAAAAACTACGACCAAGAAGAATACCAAAGAATCGTTTTAACGGCACGAAAAGTTTTGTTTGGAATATTTGTATTAATTGTAATTATAATTGCCTTAGCGTTATGAAATTGTACTCATTAAGACAAATTGCTAAAATTAAGCATAAAGACATTAAAACCGTTGCGAACCGAGCAAGAGATAGAATGATAAAACCTTATAGGAAAGAGGGAACTAAGTCATACTTTTATTCTCAGGAACAAATGGATGCAATGTTTGCTGATTATGTAGGAGTTGCTACTAAAGGAGTTGTTTACGTAACTCAAACCTTTGAAATATATCACTCTAAAATGAATTTTCAAGCCGAATGAATTACGACTTTGAAACTTTCGAGAGTAAAATTGACTTAAACTAAAACGAAATGGAAATTACAAAAATAGAAGAAGAAGGAATGATTTTTACAGTTACACTAACGCCCAACTTTTTAGAAAGACTATTCTTTATCAAAGAAAAAGTAAAAAGATTCAAACAAACTCACTCTACATTTACTTTTGGTGGTGGTCGGGTTTATTTAAATGAAAAAGGAGAAAAATTAGGAAACGGTAATTGGATAGGAGAAGAGTTAGATAAACATCAAAGAAAATTCTAGCAATCTACAAACAAACACTTAACCAATAAAAACAAACAAAATGGAATACAAAGGATATATCATAGAAGAAAACCCATATAATACATTGAAACATAAAAACACAATGTATATATTTTGCCACTCTGATGGAGATAATAATAGTAGCGGTCACGATGCAAGTATAGACGGTTGTAAAAAACAGATTGATGAAATATTATTAGAATCAGATTTAATTTCTGACACTATTTCAACCTACAACAAAACCCCTATACTTCCAAGTGAATTGCTAAAGATTAATGAGGAGTTGGTGGAGGCTTTAAACGGAATGGTTTGGTTGTGGGATGAAATTATAAAAGCACTACCAACAGTTAAAGATGAAGTAAAATATATTGAAGCCAAAGCATTAATCCAAAAAATAACCAACAACCCACAAGTATAACAAAACTAAAACACAGAAATTATGAATGACAAATATTTTCAACAAGATGCAAAGCAAATTGTAGATATGGTTTTCGACGCAAAAGTGTTAAGACCTGATTTAACAAGAGACAATCTTAACTCTATGGAAGAATTTATTTCTTACTTACTTCAAAGCAAATTTGAATCATATCAAAAGTTAGAAAATCTAATGGCTAAAATAGAAAAAACAAAATAACCCTACCAAATAAAGTTATAGTAAACACTTAAAAATTAAATTATGAAAAAATATACAACACTAATCATCCTACTACTTACATCATTAACTTACTCACAAGAGTTAAATACTTAAATTATGACGATTTTAGCTATAATATTTGGTTGTATATATTTTTTAATCCTTTTATGTTTAAGTAATGATGGCGAATTTTAACAAATTAAATTTTATGAAAATTATTAAATATTTAAATAATCTATTTAAGGTTAAAAATAGATATATAAAAGCATCTTATAGATGTATTGGATGTAATGCTGAAATGAGTGGAAGACAAAAATCATTAAGCGAAGAATGTAGTTGGTGTAATTCAGGAGACTAAATACTAACTGCTAAATAAAAAAACTTAAAAGAAATGAAATCTAAATATATCGAAATAAACAAAAAAGCTAGAGTAAAAGTAAAGTATGAATCCTTTAATAATTGGTTCGAATTACAATTGCAAGTTAAGCATTGGTTTTGGGGTTTTATAGATTGTGTTTATTATAAAATGTATGTGAGCGAATCGGTACATAGAGACAGAGAACATCATTTTTCCTTATCTAGTGGTAACGGTGGAATTACTTACCCTAAAGATAAATTAGATTTTAAAAAAGTAGCTTTTAGTCTTTATGAAAAAAGATTAAAAGACATTAAAGAAAGACAAGAACAAAAACAATTAATAAACAAATTATGAAAAAACTAACTACAATCCTAATCCTAATACTTTTCAATTTATCAGGATTTGCACAAGAGTTAAAACCACAAGTAATCTTTACTTTCGGAGTTGACCCACGAAATTTAGGTTGGGGTTCGCCACCGACTGATAATGAAAAAGCTTTAGACTTTATAGTCGGGGTTAAGCTGATTGGATGCAAACCAAGCAACAACGAACCATTACCTTTAGAGTTTGGCTTTAACTATGAGCAATTTAAAAGAATTGGCTTTTATAAGTTGGGCGCTGAGTTCGGTTGGCTATTTAAAGTTCACAATCGAATTAGACTTGTGCCATCTATGGAAACTGCTTTAGTAATACGACAAGGCAATGTCGAACCATTCTTTAAAGTCAATAAAAATTTCATAGTACAAAGTGCAAATTTAAGCGTTAGAACTAAGGTAATTAAGGATTTTTTCGTATCTTTAAAAGGTGGGTACAGTTATCGTGGCGACCTAAAAGACGCTGGATATTCTAAAGTATTTATCTTCAACGGAACTTTGGAATTCGCTTATTGTATAGAATTTAACTAAAAATTTAAATATATTATGGAACGAAAAGTAATGATTGAATGTTTAAAAAACTCAATTAAAGAGTTAAGAGAGGAAAAGTTTAATGATTATAGAAAAACAGATATCGAAAAAGCCTCTTTAAATTTTGTTGATATAATTGAACAACAAAATAATGAAGTTATTGAAATGCTTGAAGGATTAGTTTCTGATGTAGGAAATTTACTTTGCGATGTTGCTGATTTAGATTTTGAATGGCAACAAGCAGGATATTATGAAACGGCTAAACTTTTTTTGAAAAGATTAAAAAGCAATAATTGTAAACATAAAAATATTAACAGACAAGACGGATTAGGCAAGTGCATGGATTGTGGTGTTCGTAATTATTAATGGCTCACTTGAATTTGTTTATTGCTTGGAGTTTGATTAATTAAAAAACTATTATGGAAAGTAAATTAGAATACGATGCTTACGGTAATGTTTCTACTGTAAGAACCAACTTAATGAATGAGGAAAACTACACTGGGTATTGTGGTAATTCATATTCAGAACAAAAAAGGCAAGGTTGCGATATGCCACGAACAAAATGGATAGCGGAAATAGGTCAGTTTAAGTGTCCTAAATGTAATTATATATCTGCATTTCCAAAAGATTTTATCGATAGGTATAGAGCAAAATGGAATAAATGAAACCCCATTACGAATTAAAAACAAAGTAACTTAAAAATAATAAAGATGGAAAAAGAATTTATACCATACAATGAAGCGATTAAATTAAAACAATTAGGATTTAATGAAGAATGCTTTTCATTTTATAATACTTGTGGAATGTTGATAGTTTCCGAATTTCTTTTTAAAAATGCCATTGCACAAAATACTGAAGTTACTGCGCCTCTATATCAACAAGTTTTTAGATGGTTTAGGGAAAAACATAAGTTAATTGGGTTTATTAGTTTTCATTCAAAAGGAAGTTTTAGAATTGAAACATTACCTAAGTCTAAAATTACACTAACTTCTCATAAACAAAGATATTTTGACAATAATGGTAAATTATGGAAAACTTATGAGGAAGTTGAATTGGCGTGTCTTAAAAAATTAATTGAAATAATTAACCCTTAACCCCTACAAAGATGGAAATAAACGCTAAGGATTTGAGATACGGAAACAAGTTAATTTTTCTAAATGAAATAGTTACGTTTGAATATATAACTGGATTTAGAAAAGATGGGATGTTTTGGATAAAAACAAAAGAACAAGGAGGTTCGCAACACAAAAGCATTCACTTCAAACCATTACCAATAACAGAACAACTACTTTTGGAATTTACAGATATAACCAAAGCAAGTGATAATGAAACTTTCTTTTTAAATCATTTTGGATTCTGTATTGTTTTCGATGGCGATCATTGGTGTTTAAAAATGAGATGCGATGAACCTTATGTTATTTGCTACTTCAAATATTTTCATCAATTACAGAATGCTTACAAAGTTTTAACTAACCAAGAACTAATAAAACAATAACTATGACAAAGGAAGAAACTATTAAAAACGCTTATGGCGAACATTGGGAAAGTTTAAAAGAGTTTGTTGACGACGATGGATGGTGCAAAAAAAGAATTGAACACGAAGAAAGAATGTTAAAAAAAGACATAATAGACGTTCAAATCGTTGGACACGGACAATATTTTTATCGTCCTAAATCACTACAAGGAATAGAAACAAATAACGGATGGAAAAAAATCGAAAGCGAAGCGGATTTGCCAAGCCTAAAGGATGAACTAATTATATTTAGAGACGAAAGCGGTTTAACTACTACTTGGCAATCTGATGATATTTTAGAAACTCCAAAATATTTTATGAGATATTCTCATTACAAAATCAAAGAAAAAGATTTACCACCAATATACTAAGCTATGACAAACGATAGAAAATTAGAATTAATGCTTTGCGGAATGTTGCCGTATGGATTGCATTTGATGTTCTATAAAAATTTTAGAAAAGAGGAAATAGAAAAGTTATGCAAATTTGAAATATTTCATTTTCCAAGTATTGTAGTAGGAAGCCCTATAAATTCAAAAGGTAGGGTGAGAATGGAAATGACATCACCCGAAAATGTTAAACCGCTACTTCACTCACTAGACAAACTAACCGAGCCAATTTTAGAGGGTGGATTGATTCCTATTGTGGAGTTGGCTAAAATTTCTTGGTCAAATATTGATTGGGAAGTAGGAAAAGACTGTGCTAAAAACGAACTATATAAATGTCATTTCATTTATCATAAATTAGATAAGTCTTTTTCTTGTGGAGATGGCAATCATTGGTCAGTAAATCGACAACTTCATTTATTTGAAAAACTAAAAGAATGGCACTTCAATATCTACGATTTGCCAAAAGAAATGTATATCGAAAAAAGCAAAATAAAATGAAAAAATTCAAACCAACACCCGAACAAAAAGCCTACATCAAATCATTAGATTGTGAGTGTAAAAAAAAAGACGCTAAAAAGAGGTTTAAAATTGAAAACGAGTTAAAGCCAATTTTATACGGAGAAGATAAAGACCTCTCTGTATTTACTTTAAAACAACTTAAAAAGACGTTAAAAATATTTAGAGAGCAAAATTTTAAAATCAACCAAATAGAAGTTAAATCTGAGGAAGTTGTAAAAGAGGAAAAGAAATATGTTTGGCTATGTATAAACACAGCGGGAGGAATATATATGATTGTAGGTTGTTTTAATTCTAACATAAAAGCGCATAAATATATAAAAGGCACGGTTAATCATATTGTGCAAAAGTTTGAAATTAAATAATTAATCACTATATTTGAATAACTTAAAAAATAAAAGATGAAAAAAATTAGCACATTATTTAAAAAAGACCCGAACGATTTAGGTAAAGTTATCAATGAGGTAAACCCTGAAAATGAATGGGTTTTTACTACTGGAATACCAACACGAAAATATGATGGCACTGCAACTGCTATTATTAACGGAGAACTTTACAAAAGATATGATGTAAAGAAAGGCAGACAAGTTCCTGATGATGCAATACCTTGTCAAGAAGCCGATTTAATTACTGGGCATCATCCACATTGGTTAAAATGTAGCCACGATAAAAACGAGGATAAATATTTTTTCGAAGGATTTAATTCACTTGCTGAATTTTGTAAAGTTGAAGATGGTACTTATGAATTGATTGGTGAAAAAGTACAAGGTAACCCCGAAAAAATAGAAGGACATCATTTAGTAAAACACGGAGCGAAAGTTTTGCAAGGTTTGATTAACCCAATGACATATGAAAACTTAAAAGAATATTTGGAGATAGTAGATATTGAAGGTATTGTATTTCATCATATTTCAGACGGTAGAATGTGTAAATTAAGAAAGTCAGATTTTGGAATTAAAAGACAACCACTTTAACGAGTGGTTTTTTATATTAAAAAAATTTGTATATTTGTTGTAAAGAATAATTGATTATGGCGTACGATAATTTAAAAGGAAATACTAATGCTGAAAAATGGACTTTAGAAGAAGCGACTGATTTTTTTGACAAAGCTATTGAATTAGTTACAGATTATGATGCTTCAAAAGACACTTATAAATTTGACTTTATTGGAGAGGTCGCAAGGCAATTAAATAGCTATAAAGAAGTATTTACTTATCTTAAAGACAAATACCCAACTGAGTTAAAAGAAGCACATAAACGCCTTATATCAACGCTAGAGGCTAACTGTTTTTATAACAGTAAAAAAGGAAACATAAATACTGCAATAGGAATAGTTAATTTAAAATCAAATCACGGGTGGACTGATCGAGCAGATTTAACCAGCGGGGGCGAACAAATTACAAATCCATCACCTAACATCAAAGTTACAATAGTTAAAGCAAACGATGATGACGAGTGAAATTAACTTTTTAGCAACCAAAGTATTTGAGGAGACTTGGAACGCAACGCAAAGCGGAAAATATAAATTAATTGAACAGAAAGGAAGTTCAAGAAGTAGTAAGACTTGGAGTGATTTCCAAGTTTTGTTTTTAGATTTATACGAAAACCCTATGACCACGTGTACTATTCTAAGAGATACACAAAAGAGTTGTAGAGAAATTATCGAAATTGATTGGGTTAAATGGTTGTCCGACCCAATGGGGCGCAAAAAGCAACTTGAGAAAAAAGAGATTACAATTCAAGAGTTTGATGCCTATATAAAAAAAGAATCACTTTTAAAATACTTTCTAAGAAACAAAACAAACCACACTTGGACTTTCTTACATAATAACTCTTTTATTCGATTTACGGGCTTAGATGATGAAGATGATGCAATGGGAATGACACAAGACATTTGTTGGATTAACGAGCCTTATAACTTTAGTCACGAGGTTTATAAACAACTATCTCAAAGAACATCAAAATATATTCTATTCGATTGGAATCCTAAGCAAAACCACTGGATTGACATTGAACGAAAAAAAGAAAACACAATAACACTTCATTCAACGTATGCTGATAATCCTTTTTGCCCCTTAGAAAGTAAAATACAAATAGAATCATATCAACCATTAGAACAATGCGAAGTTGTTTTAAATCAAACTATATCACTTCCTGATTTATGGGTTTATAATTTAGAAAGCAATACTTTAAATCTAAGTAATAAACAGATAAAAGAAGTTAAGCGGTGTTTGTATAACGAATCAACACAAAGCGCAAGTTTGTACCATTGGCTAGTATTCGGAAAAGGCGAGAAGTCTGAGAAGCCAAATAGAATATTCAAAGATTGGCGAACAATGACTGAAAAGGCTTTCAATGATTTACCTTATCAAAGTTATTACGCAACTGATTTTGGGTTATCAGCACCGACTGCAAACATTGAATTTAAATTTGACGGAGATAAAACTTTCTTTTTTCATCAAAGAATATACAAGTCTTTAAATTTAATGCAAGGTACGTTGTCAACTGAATTTGACAATTTAAACACTGTAAAGTCAAAAGAGAATATTTGTGATAGCGGGAACGAATTGAATAAAGCAGAGGGTACTAAATTGCGCAATAATGGTTATAACGTAATATTTGCACAGAAAGGACACGGAAGTATTAACGCTGGCATTGAAACGCTACAAAAGTGTTCAGTTTACTATACTGAATCGTCTACCGACCTAGAACAAGAGTATGAAAATTATAGTTGGAAGATTTATCAAGGTATTCAAATGGACGTTCCTGAGGACAATTGCAACGACCACGCTTTAGACTGTTGCCGAATGGGCGTGAGTTGGTATGTAAAAACTCGTAGACTTTCAATATAACGTATACAAAACCAATTTATTTTGTAAACAAAACTACATTTCATTAGGTTATGTAAACAAAACTAAAAATAATCTAACAATTTAAACCACATATAAATAAAATTCTTATATTTGCATTAATCAACAACGTTGTGAAACGTAGATAAAATGATAAAACAACACATTTTAAAGCTAAATGCCTTAACTGATATTAATTCGGTTAGGGCTTTTTTACGTTTGTATTAATGGAAGTAACAAAGTCAATAAGTTTATTTGGGAGGGAGTTATTTAGAGTTGAACGCAATCGAGCGGGGCAATTTACCTATACGTTTTTAGATGGTGGCAATGACTTTGTTAATTCTGACAAGTATTTAGCAACGTCTTTAGACAATCCCGTATTAATGACTATTTGCGCCATTCGTTCAATTGTTTATGCTCAAATGGAAATTAAGCACGTTGATAGTAACGGCAAGGTAATTGAAAACAGTCCGATAGTTAAGCTATTAAAAACCCCTAACTACTTTCAAAGTCAAAACGATTTCTTTTATCAGCAAATGTGGTTTTTATCAACAAGCGGAACTAATTTAGTATATCAACAAAAAGCTTTTTTAAATGAGTTGCCAAAGTCGATTTATAATTTAATACCAAGCGAGATTGATTTAAACAACGCTCATAAGGTTAATAAGTTCATTACAACGTTAGCGGATAAAAAAGCATTTGGAGAACGCACGATTAAATATAAGTTAGACAACACGGAATACAATTTGAAGTTATCTGAAATTATACCGTTATACGATTTATCAAACGGATTGACAAATAATAGTTTCTTTACTTCTCCAAGCAGAGTAAAAGGCATTTCAAGAATTTTGCAAAACATTGACGAGAATTTAAAGTCTAAACACTTAAATTTGAAAATGTCGCAAAAGTATTTAATTCAGAATAAAAGCGATGGTAATGAGGCTCAGTTAATGGATGCTGACCGTAAAGATATTTATAGCAAATTAGAACGTAATAGTGCTATTCTAACAAACAATACAATTGATGCAAAGCATTTAGTTGCTGATATGAAGAAATTGTTTTTAGACGAGCAATTCGCTGATGATGCAAATAAGTGTCTTTTAGCGTTTGAAATGAATAAAAACATACTTAATTACTTTGCAAAGGATTCAACGTTTGAGAATCAAGATATGGGTTTAATTAGCTGGGTGCAAAATTCAATACAAACAACTGCAACCAATACAATGAACTCATTTAGTCAACAATGGGGATTATTTGAAAAAGGCGAAAAGTTGATAGCTAGTTACGACCATTTGGCGTTTATGCAACCCGTTCTAAATAAGAAACTATTATCTTTTAAAGAGTTGCAAGAAGTTATTACAATGGGGTTGTCAAACAAAACAATAACCGAAGTTGATGCAGTTAAAATGAGTAATGAATTTAAAATGAAAATTGGATTATGAGTGTAGAAGAAATAAATAAGATGCTAGAAGATAAAACCCTTAGCGATAAGTTAAGAGCATCACTCGAAAAAAGAAAACAAATTTTATTAAACGATAAAGTGGTTGAGAAATGATACATTGTAAAGAGTTAAATAAGTCTTTTTCTACAAAAGATGAAATGTTTAAAGAGTTAATAGCTAACGAAAAAAGCATTATAGACCGTAAAAAATCGCACATCTATAACTCTGAGGAATGGATTGAAAAACACGGTCTAAAAGGTCTTTCTATTATAACAGACCAAGCTTTAATCGAAAAGGCTTTCAATGGAACTGAAAAGAAAATAAAGTTTGATAATGATTATTATTATTTGGTAATAAATTCAGCTAATTATTTAGATAGTCACGAAGATGTACATTTGGACGGTAATTGGAATAAAACAGTAAAAGAAAAGCAAGGTAAAATATATTTTGTATGGCATCACGATTTTACAAAAGCCGATAATATTTTAGCTTTCCCTGAAGATGTAGAAATGTTTACCGATAAAATAGCGTGGTCTTATTTAGGATTGCCATACGATGGAGATACTTATTGTTTAATTTACAAAATTCTTAAAACAAGAATACAAAATCCAAAAGTTGCTGATTGGCTAAACGAAGCGAGAAAATTACAAATGTCTCCAAGAATGAGATATACTGAAATTTTATTTTGTGTTAATTCAGATAATCCTGACTATGCTAAGCAAAAAAAGAATTTTGACGATATTTTTCCATTAATAGTAAATAAATCTGATTTTATAGACGAAATAGATTATTTCTATGGTATAAAACAAGCAGAAAACGTATATGAAAGTAGCGCATTACCTTTTGGTAGTAATAGCGCAACTGGTCAAATACTAAACAATAAACAAGCCGAGAAATCACTTGTAAATTGAGCGTTAACCAAACCTTCTGAAATTACTACTCCAGTTTTTTCGTATATAGTTGCAAAACGTCTGTCTCCTACTACCAATTGATTGTCTGGCATATTGTTATCTTC